ACTGGCCTCGGTGGAGATATGGCATCTGAAACCACAGATGTAACTGGAATGAGCAAAACTTCTGGTACACCAGCACAAGCTAAAGTTGGTGATACTGAAGAAGATCCAACCGAAGATGAACTTGAAGAATCTTTAAAAGAACTTGAAGACCTTCGCAAATGGAAAGCCGAAAAACTCAATGAAGAAAAAATATTCTCCCTGCTTAAGGAGAATAAATTGGAGCCAACCCCTGTGTTTGTAAAGCAACTTTCCGCTATCGGTGAAACGATGTGGGCAGAAGCGATTGAAGACAGGAAAAAGGTTGCTCTTGTCAGAGCTAGCGTTAAGCCAGTTAGTTCGACTGCAATCCAAGGCGAGTCGAATTATCAACAGTTCCGTGAAAATGTCCTTGGCAAGTAAGCCATCATTAAGGAGTCCTATCAATGGCGATTACTTACAGTTTCAATGCGACTAATCCTGTGGTGGCTCCAGTTGCCACCAACAAGGCGATTCAAGTTGGCGATCTAGTAGCACTATCTTCCGGTAGTGCGATCTCCGCTCTTGATTTTCCTTGGGATACCAACTTGGCAACCACTCAAACTGCGTTTGCAAGTGCTTTCCTAGGTGTGTCAGGTCAATTAAAGAGGGAAGATATAGCTCTTGTGTACGGTAACTCGGTAGCCAACCAGATTCGGGTTGATTGCTCTGGTATCTACGCTGGTGATTATACTGGTTCCGCTCTTCTTGTTGGGGATTTTGTTGGCCCCACTTCCGTATCTAGCGTTCTTCAGCCACAATCTTTGGTTAAAGTTGCATCCGCTGCTTTGGCTATTGGTCGAGTTGTTGAAGCCCTTGCTGGTACTGGTACTGTAAAATTCCAATTGTTGTCTAGTCAAAACCCTGTGGCCCGATAATCCACAACTTTTTAAGGAGATTGATATGAAGAGTCTAGGTAAAAAGCTGAAGGAATTCGGCCAACAAAATGGTTTGGCTAAAACCAAGGCGTTCTTTTCGGAATCCATTTCCAAAGGCGATATCGCTGTAAGCAGAATTTCCCTTAGAGGCCTTGCAGAAGGCATCATGGGTGACGATTGGGCCGAACAGCTTAATCGCTTCAATGGCCCAGATCGAACCTTTATGGAAGCAACCGAAGCAGTTGATGCTTCTAACTTTGCTGCCATCACAGGTCAGATCCTTATCACTACGGTTCAAGAAAAGTATAAGTTAGCATCATTCATTGGTGATCAACTTGTATCGACCATCCCTGCTGGTCAGAACCTTTCGACTGAGATCATTCCTTGGTTGTCTGATATCAGCCCTTCGCCAGAAGTGGTTCAACCTGGTATGCCTTATCCACAAACCCAGTTCTCTGGTAACTATGTACGACTTCCAGCCATCGAAAAGGTGGGGCGAATTTGTGCGATTACCGCTGAAATGATTTATTCGGATAAGACTTCACAGGCTTTAGCATCTGCTGAATCTGTAGGTACTTATTGCGGTCTAGTTCGTGAAGAAAGAATTCTTAACACGGTACTTGGCCTCACAGGTAGCTATGTATACGGTACTGCTGCTGGTGCAGAAGCTACTCTGAATACCTATTCAGCAACCGCTCAAGCTGGCATGACTTTTGGTTTCATCAACAAGGTGACTTCTTATGCGTTGAGCAATTTTGCTAGCATTAATACGCTAGAACAATTGTTCTACCAGATGAAAGACCCCAATACTGGTAAACCAATCGATATCTTTGGCCCTGGTATGCAAATGCTTGTTATGCCTTTCCAAAAGTATACTGCTTCTAGGATCTTGAATCCTCAGACGGTTACCAAAAATGGGCCTTTTGCCACTTCTGGTGATGTTGAGCAGTTGGAAAGTCCTAACCCATTGGATAACAACTATGGTCTTCTCACATCCGCTCATGCGAGAAACCTGTTGGTAACCAGCGGTATTGCTGCTTCCACCGCAGACAAATATGTTTACTTGGGTAACTTCAAGAAAGCGTTTGTCTGGAGAGAAGCCAAGCCTATGGAAGTTGTTCAAGCTCCAGCGAATAATTGGGCCGAGTTCAATCAGGACATTGCGGTTGCCATCAAGGCTTCGTGGTGGGGTTCTGCTGGTGTTACTGATCCTCGTTATGTTGTTCAAGGACTCCCTGCTTAGTCCTTCCTACCCTAGGCTGGGGGTCAGTTCTTGGCCCCTAGCTTTCTTTTTAAGAGGTTATTATGCCAACTCCAGCCGAAAACCTCCTGACTATAAGAGACAACTACATAAACGCATTGGTGGCTGATTCAGCCAGTCCTCAACCTTCTTATTCATGGGAAGGTGTTGCTGTTTCTAGGACAGAGTGGAGGCAGCAAACCTTGCAGCATATTACGCAAGTAAACAAACTTCTGACTTATGTGAATCCGCAAATATACAAGACACAATTCATGTAAGGGGTGTGTATGCCTACGATAGACCTTACAGCAAATTACAAGATAATGGATAACCCAGAAAGGCTAACAATCGTTAATCCTAATGGGTCACAGGCTGTTACAAGTTATGGATTTCGTAGGCAAGGTACTTATTCCTACATGGATCAAAATGGTGTAATGAGGATTGAATCGTCTACAAGATGGTTGATTTTTACAGCAAATGTTTCTCCTTGGATGCCAGAAATAAATGGAAAGATATCTACAGATACAAATGAAAACTTTTACATAAATTCAATCGATTCTGTGTCTAACAAAAGCTATTATTCTCTAGAGTGTTCAACGGAGATATAATGCAAAAGCCAAAAATAATAAAAAGAAATCTTCCTACTGTAGCTTCAAGGTCTACATACGGATCTGCTCCAGAAGATGATCGATTTACAGTAATTATTGATGGTGTAGCAACTAATCTTACTGCTGCTTCGTTTACCGTTTATAAGCGTAAAGCTGCGATGATTATGGATACAGACTCATTTCCATGCGTTATTGTTTCACCCTCAGAAGATGGTGAAATAACAGGAATGATGGCATTGAATGGGTGGACTGAATTTAAATATCAGATAAAAGTTTTTTATGTCGAAAAATATAACAGAGATATGACATATGAATCTTTGACACAAAGAACAGATATTAGGAAAATAATATACAAATTAGGCAATGTTTCTGGTATGCTTAGTCCAACTACAGTTGATGTAAAAGGTGTTCCTCCGTTCAACATTGACGGAATAAATACCGTTTGGAAAGTAACCGGATTTAGACTTATTTACGGATTTCTTGAACAAGGAGACATTTAATGGCTAGATCATCAGGCCCATTTATCACAGGCAAGGTCGGCTTTGTAACGGTGGTTGCAACAGGTGGCGGGGCTCCAGCACTTTCTTTGCCAGCTACCAATATTACTGTTTCTGGTAAGGCAGATTTGCCAGATGTTTCAAACGCTATTTCTGGCGGTTTTGTTGAGACAGTATCTGGTGTTAAAGAAGCAGAAATTTCTTGCGATGTTGCTTATGATCCAGCACTTGTAACAGGATTCTATGCTGGTCAAAAAGTTGATGTAAGAATCAACCCTACTGGAAACAACCCCGCTGCAAATCCAGAATACCCTATTTCGGCTATTGTTTTTGCATTTGAATTATGCACTATAACCTCGGTAAAATACAATGTTGCTGCCAAGGATGCACAAAAAGTATCTTTGACAATGAAGACTACTGGATCATATTCTTTTATGATTGTTGACTAACACAAGGAGTTTTGTAATGGCTTATTTACCAGGAAAAATTGGTGCTATAACAATAGGTGCTAATACTATTCCAGCATCTGATTTTAGTGTTACCTCTAATTCTGATACTCCTGATACAACTAACTTTATGGATGAAGGTTTTGCCTCACACGCTGTTGGTATGTGGGATGCAGAAATAAGTTTTAATGCGTTTTTTGCTGGTGCTGGATATCCAGCAGAAGGCGAATTAATATCAGTCAGTATTTATGCAATGGCTGGTGGTGCTGCAATAACATTCCCTTTTTGTAGGGTTAGTTCGGTTGATTGGTCAAGTGATGCAAAGGATGTTCAGAAAGTAAAAATGACAGTAAAAACTACTGGTGCTTTTACTTTTGCTCTTTAATAAAGGATAGGAAGCTATGGCAAATGGAGTTACGGAATTACTTAATGTTCCTAGTGGAGAAGGGTCACTTACCATTGAGTTCAATGGTAAGAAGTACACGGCAGGGCTTATAACCCAAAAGGTTAAATCTGAATACGAAAAAAGAATGGAGAAGAAAGCTCTCGATTCTATTTTCAAAATGAAAGAATACCTTGATCCTGTTGAGTTCAGAGAAGCAGTATCTTCTGTAACAAGAGATATTGCATCTGGGGTATATTCTTTTGGTTCAGATAGAAGTATACAATCATTGTCTACTCCATGCGGATCAGTTACTTTTACAGCATTAATATTTAATGCTCCAGAAGCAGAGATTGAGCAAATGATGATGGCTGAAACCGAAAGGTATTCAGTTGTAATGGATATTGTCAGGGAAAAAAGCTACCCAAACTTGAAGAAGGTGGTGGAAGTTCAACCGTAAGGAAGAACGACCCGATTCCTCCACCTGAGTTAAGAAACTTCTATGCAAACCTTATGGATAAGCCATATTTGCTTAGACCTTGGGAGATAGAGCGACTTACTGATAAGCAGATAATTGAAATATATTATAGGAAAAGAGATGATAAGGGAAATCCAATCCCTTATTTGTCTGTTGGGCATGAATGGCTTCAAAGGGATTGTTTGGTAAAAAGGAACGGTTTAAGAAACGAGTACGAAGAGTTTATAAAGCTTGGATCTGTATTGGGATTAGATGTAAACACTATGCGTGAAGCCTTCTTCAAAAAGCATGGTAATCCTTATGAAGTCGAGGAATAGACATGAGTAATGGAATCCCAATAGACGATAGTGCTGCAATGGCTGGAAACCTCGTAAAAGCGGTTGAAGACATTGCAGTAGCTGTTGGTTCTGCAAGCGATGTTTTTGGTAGATCATTCGGTGAATTTGCAGGTCAATTTAAAACTAGCATGAGCGGAGTAACAGACTCCGTAAAAACACTTCAAAAAGAAATGGTTGATGTTATTAAGTCACTTGATGTAAGCATCAAGGTAATAAAAAACATCAAAATGCCACCAGTTTCTGTTGCAAAACCACCAAAACCCGCTGGGCCAGGGGTTGATATACCTAAAAATCTTTTGACTGGATTAACAGATTCTGCTGCTGCATGGAATGATGTATTTGCTAATGCTACTAGACTTTCACAAGAGATGGCAAGGCAAGTAGAGATTGGATCTTTAGTTTCAGAAATAAATTCAATGCTTGGGGATGCAACGAATCAAGCACAAGCTTTAAGCTTGGAGATGCAAGCAGCATTAGATCCAAGAACTTATGTTGAACAAGCTCAAGATGCAATTGACGGTTTGGGAGAATCAGTATCGCAACAGGCAGTTGAAGTTACTAGTGTTTTGGAAAATTTATTTTACGATATAGCGGAAGCATCTAATGCTTCTCAATCAGCAGCATCAAGGACTGTTCCAACTTCTGGGCAAATGTATCAGGGTGGATATGCTTCTTTAGGAATAGCTCAGAATTATGTTCCACCTAATGCAAATCCGCAGACTTATCAGGGTGGTCAATCGATTCCATTAGCTAGCAATTATGTTCCGCAAAATATAGCACCACAAGCTTATCAGGGTGGTCAAGGAATTCCGTTAGCTGCACAACCCGCCCCTCCACCGCCTGGTGGAAATAGGGTTGTTCAAGTTGGGCCAAATGGTGCAAGCAATGTTGCTCAAGCAAATAATACTGCACAAATATTGCAATCAACAGCAGCGTTTGCATCACTTCATAATGCTTCTATAAATGTAGGAAATTCGTTTAACCAATTCCCTTCTTTATTCAACCAAATAACTAGCGGTATTGGAGCTAAAGGTGGATTAGGTGGACTTGGTGGTCAGGCTTTCCAAACTTTAGGTGGAATGTTTAGTGGTGGTGGTTATGGAGGTGGCGGTGGTGGAGCGGGTGGCGGTGGTGGTGCTGCTGGTGGTGCTGGAAGAAGACTTGGTACAGCAGCAGCATCAAATCCTTTAACTGCTGCTATCGTTGCTCCATTTGCTGCTGCCTTGGCTGGTGGTGCTGCAATAATGGCTTCTTTTAACGCTATTGTTTCTACATCGAACACAATCATGTCTATGTTTGGTGGAATGATAAGCAAAGTTGCTCCAGCATTAACGATGCAGTTTCAAATCGTTGCTAACGATTTGGAGGCTGTTGTTGGTAGAGGTTTGATACCAATGTTTATGAGACTTACTGAAGCTCAACGAACAATGGCAGATGCAATGGTTCCTGTTGCTACTGCAACTACGGATTTGTACGAAGGGTTTGGAAAGATGTACAAGATTATTGTTGAAGCTGTAATGCCATTGTATCAAGCAGTAATTGGCCTTCTTGCTCCAGCATTTTCTTACATAGTTGACCTTTTAAATGATTTTCTTGCGGGTTTAAAACCACTTATAGATTTATTTAGTGGCCTTATAAATGTGGTAACTTATGTTTTAACAGGGTTCTTTAATTTTGTAAAAATATTTGATTTGATATCCGTGATATTTAAAGCGTTTTCTGATGGAATGAGAGTTATTTTTGGTGGTCTTATCATAGGATTTGGAAAACTTCTTGAGTATCTTTCCTATATCCCAGGTCTTGGAGTCCTTAAAAAAGCATCACAAAATGTACAAAAGTTTGGTATGGATACATTTACTGGAAATGCTGCTGGTGTTCAAAAAGGTGCTTCTGTTGGTGCTGCTGTAAGAGAAGTTGGAAGCACATCAATTGAGGGTATCGGAGATGAGATAAGAAAAGCATCATTAATGATTCAGATACCAGAAGGCGAAAAGAAATATGAAGAGATAGATTATTTAAAAGACATAGCAAAAAACACGGCTGATCTTCTTAAAAAGCCTGGGGAGAAGGTTGAAATAAATACTCTTGAAAAGCCACCGGCCCCAGCAGCACCAAGTAAACCTTATACTGGTGGAAATTACATGATGCCTGGAGGAGTTCATTAATGATAGTACCTGATTTAAAAGAACGAATTGACAGTATATCACCTGGCGGTGGAAGCTTTGGAATAGAAGGTTCCGCTAGTGCAACCATGTCTTATGTGGTTGATGGGCCACTTGGGCCAACAGGGAAAGTTGATGCATTTTTGCAAACTGTTTTTCCATATGCTTCTCTTGATGCCACAGGGAAATATGTAAACAGAATTATGCCAATGTGCCATCCTTATTACAGATGGTTGTACGCAAGCAATATTAGTTCGATCAAAGGTATTGGTCTAAAAAGAACTAGTAACAAAATGGACAAGGTTTTAACTAATGCTGGAGTTAGTTATCAAAAAGTTCCTGAGTATTATGGTGCTTATGATCAATATGAAATCACATTAAATTTTACCCCCTTGCCATATTTTGTTTTAGACGATTCTTCTATTACAACTTCAAATGTAGTTGCATACAAAGATGATGGAAGCCAAGTAACTGTTAATGCTGTAAAACAAGAATACATGAGAAATGTTTCTTACTCTACTAGTGTTGCTGCCGAATATCTTACTATCAAAGCTGGAGAGTATTCTTTTCTTTCTGATGATGCAGAGGTTAACAAAAAGGGTTTCCCTGGGTTTAGCGGTAAAACCTTGGTTCCTAAAACTGTGTTTAATATGACATGGCACATGGTTCCATATAACTTTGTATTTCCAACATTGACTCAATCTAAAAACATATACAACGCTTTAGGAAGAGTTAATCAGCGTACATTTGTTGGATTTGGGCCAGGGGAACTTTTGTTTACTGGAGTTGAATCAAAGCCTTATCCAAGAAACTTTTTTGGTGGCGATTTTAATGTAGCTAACCCAATTGCTTCTGGTTGGGGAATAACTGATTTCCTTTATTCCGATATCATATTTAAACTTTTATATATTGGTTTTAAAACATCTTATCCATCAGAAACTAACCCATCAAACCAATCATATATATATCGGGGTCACAACTTGGCCCAATTTATTTCAAAGCAGAAGTATTTTCCTATTGTTACCCAAACTGCCACCACTATTCCTGACAATAAAAGATTCAAACCTATTTACGACTCGTACCCTTTTGAATTGATGTTTTACGGTGAACCGTTTAATATGTTCTAGAAGGAGAATTACAAATGCTTGCTGGAACTTATAATATAATTTGCGAACAAGGTGCTACATTTTCACGGCAAATAACCGTAGTTAATGCAGACTCCACCGAGCCAGATTTCAATTCTTCTACGGCAAGAATGCAAGTTCGACCTAATGTGACATCAACTACCATTTTGCTTGAATTAACTACAGAAAATGGCCGTATATCGCTTCTAGACAATGTTATATCACTCCTAGTTGCTGCCACAGATACAGATGCTTTAGTGACAGGCACATATGTGTACGACTTAGAAATACAAACAGGCATAAATGTTATAAGGCTTGTAGAAGGATCTTTTAGAGTATCCCCACAGGTAACCAGATAATGGCAACAGATGTAGCCAAAACAGTCATAATTGAGGAACTTAAGGTTGGTGCTAGTATCACCACCGATCAGTTAATTCCGGCAATTACAGACCCTGTTTCATTAGTTACAATTGATGGCCAAGGCAACGCTATTGTCTTTAGATATGCTGTCAATACCGACTTGACTGTTTCTATTGGCCTTACAATGCCAACAGATGTTTTCTTTGTAGACAACACCCCTGTTAATGGTGCTGGAACTTTAGAAGTATCTTTTATCAATCAAAGTCCATCCCTTGTTTTTGCTACCCCAATAAGCACTATTGGTGTTCCTACATTTAGGTCTTTGGTTGATACTGACATACCTGATCTGTCAGGAAACTATTTAACCTTGGTTACTCACGATGGTACTTTGTCTGGGAATGGAACAGTAGCTTCACCATTATCTGTTTCTGCTGGTGTTGGAACTGTAACTAGCATTACTTTGGCTTCATCAGACTTTTCAATATCAAATCCTACTATTACATCTTCTGGAACAATAACTACTAATCTTAAAAATACTGGTGTAACTCCAGGGGTTTATGGAACTGCAACTTTAATACCTGTGGTGACAGTTGATAGCAAGGGGAGAATTACATCTTTATCTACTGTTACTGTTTCTGGTGGTGGTGGTTCTGGAACAGTTACTTCGGTTGGGATAACATCTGTATCCAATGAAATAACTGTCAACAATTCGCCTGTTACAAGCTCTGGAGATATTGATCTTGCACTTTCTGCCACAGGGGTTGTTGCTGGAACTTATGGCGATTCATCAAATACTGTTGAATTGATTATTGATGCTGCTGGAAGAATAACTTCAGCAGTTAATACACCTATTCAATCGTTGCCTTCTGGTGGGCTAACAAGCCAAGTTGTAACATATAATAATCAAGATGAACTAGTTTGGGTATACTCTGATGGGGGTACATGGCAATGAGTTTTTGCAATATAGGTGAACTTACATATTATGGATCGGTTGATTCTGTTCCATCAAACCAAATTGGGTTTGGTTTTATTACTGGTTCTCAAGACAATAAATATGTTTATGTTTTTAACTCAAATTCTTCTTGCATATCTGTTTTTGAAAGAAACATTTCAAATGGAAGTTTAACTTTTATTGAAAATAGTACACTTCTTGGAAACGAATCAAAAATATATATATCGCAGGATTCAAAAAATGTTTACGCAGTTCTTGGACAGACTACTTTTCCAATTATTATTTTTAATAGAGATTTAATAACTGGAGAGTTAACCCAATCTGGTTCCTATTCTCCAGGTACTAGTGATTATTATTTTCAAGATATTGTAATATCAAAAGATGATAAAAATATTTATTTGGTATCTGAAGGAGTAAACGGAGGGATATATACTTTAAACAGAAATTTAACCAATGGGCAATTAAGTCTTAACGATTTTATTTCAAACAATCAGCTTGACGGTGATCTTGCTGATGATGTTAAAAAAATTACAATTTCTAATGACGGCAAAAATGTTTATACAGCTAACAGAAACAGAAGCACAGTTTCAATTTATAGTAGGAATTTAATTACTGGTAATTTAACATTACTAAGTGTTTTTGATTATGGTGGTCTATTAAATTATCCTACTGATATTTGTGTTTCTAATGATGATAAAAATGTTTTTGTAGCACCAAGCGGTTCTAGTGTAATACTTAACTTTGGTCGAGATGTTTCTAATGGTTCTTTTAATAGTATTCAAGCAATTAGTGTAACAGGATCTCAACCTTGGTATCTATCTTTGTCTTCCGATGATAAAACTTTATATGTTTCTTATAACTATAATAGTTCACAAATTACTGCTTACGATAGAAATTTAATAAATGGAAATTTAACTTTTTTGCAAGATGCTAACATAGATCCTATAACAAACACTCGTAGCCGTGGGGTTTTTTCTTCATTAGACTCTAAAAATGTTTATTTTTCACCTTCTGTAATTCCTTATGGATCTTTATCTTTATCTATATTTTCAAGATGCACTGGTTCTGAAAATTCAACTGCATTAATGATTGATGTTCAACCTTATGGAGTTGTATCTGGTGATCCATTTACAACCCAACCAATAATTAAAATTGTCGATTCAAATGGCGATTTAGTTCCAACTGCAACTAATGATGTTGAGGCAGCAATAACGGTTGTTAATGGTTCTGGTTCATTAACAGGAACAACAACAGTAACTGCTGTAGATGGTTATGCAACTTTTACTGATTTAGTTTTTACTGGTGCTGGTTCATTTTATTTGACATTCACCTCAACAGGCTTAACTGAAATAGATTCAGATGAAATTGCAACTTTAACACCTACAGAGTTAGTTGTATATGTTCAACCTATCGCTGGATTGTCAGGCGAATTGTTATTTACCCAACCAACAATTACAATTGCAAATTGGCTTGGTGATTTAGTTCCAGATGCAACAGATGTTGTTGATGTTTCTTTAGTAGATGTAACTGGTTCATCAGTTTTAACAGGAACATTAAACTCAACTGCTTCTGGTGGATATGCAGCATTTACAGATTTAATTGCTACTGGTTACGGATCGTTTTATTTAACCTTTACTTCTGGAACTTTAACATCTGTAAATTCTGATACATTGTTTTTTACTCCTGACCCTGGTAATCCTAATCCCCCAATTCCAGTTAAACCAAAAAGATCATACACACCTTTATCTGTTCCAACTTCTGGTGATATGGAAACTAATGAATTTGCAATAAATGTTGCAGATAAAAAAGGTTATGTAAGGGATTCAAACGGTATCATTCATTTAGTTTTTGATGGTAATGCTAGTGGATCTGGTTCAGTTACATCTGTTGGATTGTCTTCAACTAATTCAACTTTAACAATTTCTGATTCTCCTGTTACAACTTCTGGAACAATCAAAATTGATTTGCCAGAAACTGGTGTTTCTGCAAAAGCTTATACTAATGCAGATATTACAAT